AGGAAAATTCAAATAACATAAGTAGGCTAGGAATGATGGAAGTAAGGGAAGGTAGGCATATAACGGATCAGGCTGTTTGTCTGCAATGCCTGGATCTAGGAAGGCCATGCATTGATTCAAAAATGGCCAAGGATGTTTCAGGATATGACAAGAAAATTGAAGAAAAACATACCTACAAGCGCAGCAATTCTTGAAAGATGATGTATAATGATAGTATGGGTAAACGAAAAGAAATAATCATTAAAATGGATATCAATAGTCGGGAATGGAAAGATAAAATGGAAAGATTGAATAAGGAATTGGATGAACGGGATGGTGATAATAGACGATCATGGGGAAAAGAAACTTTTTATGATAAAGGATTATATCCCGAACCTTCAAAGAGGAAATAATATTTTGAATAACGATGAACAATCACCAAAACAAAAACCTCTAATCATTCATGGTGGGGCCCCTATAACTTCTCAAAAACAAATGCAAAAATATAATAAAAAAATACCTGTATTGATTCCATTTGATATGATCCCAAAAAATAAAAAAATAGAATGGCAAAAATGGTTTAATTATTTATTCATTGATTCAGGTGCATTTTCAGTATCACAAAATAATGCATCTATAAATCTAAAAAAATACATTAATTTTATAAAAGACAATGAAGATAAAATAAGCAATTATGCTTCATTAGATGTGGTAGGAGATGGTGAAACTTCTTTACATAATTGGAAAGTAATGAGAAAAGCTGGATTATTGCCTATTCCTGTTTTTCATGATGGAGAAAATTTTGATATATTAAAAGAATATACAGATAATTGTTCATATATCGGATTGGGTGCAGTAGCATATAAATCAAATAAAAGCAGAGTCATATTTTTTGATAAGGTTTTTTCTATGTTCCCTGATAGAACTAAAGTAGGATTTCATGGATTCGGAGTAATGGATTTAGGGTTGTTACAAAGATATCCATGGAAAAGCATAGACTCTTCTTCTGTTACAACTATTGCAAGGTTTGGCGGCATAATTATTGGAAATAAATTATTAAAATTAGCAATATCAAAAAGAGTTAATCAAGAATCTGTAAGAAAATGGCACTCAGAATATAATGAACAATATGTAAAAAATGAATTCATAAAATATGGATGGAATTATGAATTAGCTAGAGAAGGTACACAAGAAGGATTATTTGAAAGGCAATTTTTTAATTTAGATACAGTTAATGAATATGCAAAAATACCTAATGTGTTTAATCCTGTTTTAAGAGTAAATACTTTATTTTAAGGGGGCAAGGTTAATCAGCGGTTCGTAGAATCCCGCTAATCAAAAACAAAGGATTGAATTATGGAAAACGTGAACAAAGAAAAACTGTTGCCAATGATTACTGGAGCTTTTGTAGGTATTTTGATTTTATCAAATATCCTCGCTGCTAAGATGGTGCAGATTGGGCCTTTTGTGTTTGATGGGGGGACATTGCTTTTTCCTCTATCATATATTTTTGGCGATTGCCTTACCGAAGTATATGGGTATAAAGCATCGAGAAAAGTTATATGGACGGGTTTTGCTATGATTATTTTAATGGCAGTCAATATCTGGATTATTGGTTATTTGCCTGCTGAAAAATCATGGGTGTTTCAAGATTCATATAACAATATTTTAATGATGGTGCCGAGAATTGTACTAGCATCTTTATGCGGATTTTTTGCTGGGGAATTTTCTAATTCATTTGTACTTTCTAAAATGAAAGTATTAACCAATGGGAAACATTTATGGATGCGTACTATCGGGTCTACAGTGGTTGGGGAATTTGTTGATAGTCTTTTATTTGTAATGATTGCTTTCTTAGGGCTATACCCTACTTCAGTTTTAATTGTCATGGCAATATCAAATTATCTTTTCAAGACATTTATTGAAGTTGTTTTCACTCCTATTACATATGCAGTGATCAGATTCATGAAAAAGCAAGAAGGAATTGATACTTTTGATACAGGATATAAATCAAAAGATTATAATCCTTTTGTTCTAAAATAATAAAAGATAGTATATAATATGTATGAGGGTGATTGAAAAACATTGCCTTCATACATAATTTTATAAAGGAGAAAATAATACTTAATGCAACTGAATAAAAATGATTTTCTTTCTGCAATGAAAAAGGCCATGCCGGGCGTAGAATCCTCCAATACCATTTTACAAGGTGCTGATACGTTCATTTTCCATGATGGCTTCATCCATACCTACAATGATACCATTTCAGTATCAGTGCATTTTCCCATCACCAACAAGGCAGGCGAAAACATCTCTGCCGCAATCAAGGCAAAAGATTTCTATGATCTTATTTCTCGCTATGAAGGCGATACCATTTCAATCATTCTTAAAAGCGATATGTGGATCATCAAGTCAGAAAATGCTAGGGCTGAATTGACTCTGCTTGAAAATAATCTTATCGAACGTATCCAAGGATTGAAAATTGACAACAAACAACTGAAAAAGATTCCAGAAAGGTTTTTTGAGGGTTTGGCAATATGCAATTTCAAGTCACAATCCCAGATATCCGGTGTCTATTGTGTAGATAAAAATATTATTGCCACTGACAACCTGAAAGTGAATTATTATACTTTGGATGATGATATTATTACTTCATTTTGGATTAATGATGATTCTGTAACTGAATTACTTAAATTACAGAATCCTATAAAGTATTATGTTAGTGATTCATGGGTGCATTTCCAGACAGAGGATAAGACTATTTTTTCCATAAAGCGATTGAATCAGGAAAATTATCCATATAGTAAAATCATAGAATTTGTAGAAAGTCATAAAAAGGAAAAGGGCGATATTACTAACGAGCTTCCAAATAAATTGATCGATGCAGTGAACAGGGCAGCGGCACTTAGCCAGAATATAGAAAGTTTTGATACGGTCAAATTGACATTCACCAAGGATCATATAGAAGTATTCAGCCAAAGGCCGAGCGGGAAATATACGGAAAATGTCCCATGGGAAAAGCCATTCAAGAAGGATATTTCGCCAATAAGCATTTATGTGGATTATTCAATGATACAGAATGGGATTAAATATTCTAAAAGTTTCTATCTGAAAAATACTACGGTGAGTGATAAAATTAAAACCAGGGTTGTGTTCGTTTCGGAGTTTGGAATTCAGCTTATCTCAACATTCGATGGAGGAGAATAATTAAAAATCTTTATGTAAAAAAAGAAATTATAAATAACTCAACTTTATATCAAGGTGATTGTCTGGAAGTAATGAAAATTATTCCCGATAAAAGTATTGATATGATTTTATGTGATTTACCATACGGGACAACTGTTTGTAAATGGGATGTAATTATTCCATTTAAGCCTTTATGGGAACAATATAAAAGGATAATAAAAGATAAAGGATGTATTGCCTTATTCGGATCAGAACCGTTTAGCTCTTATTTACGATTATCAAATATTAAAGAATTTAGATATGATTGGATATGGAAGAAAAACGAAGCTACCGGAGGAATGAATTGTAATAAAATGCCTTTATTAGACTATGAAACAATATCAATATTTTATAAAAAATTATCTTTATATAATCCACAATTAACAAAAGGTTGTTCGTATAAAATAAAAAGAAACAAACCATCATTAGATTCGGTATATGGTAAAACTGGAACAAAAAACAATTTTGTTTCTAATAATGAAGGCATAAGATTCCCACAAAGAATAGTTAAATTTGATGTGCAAAGAGGATTACATCCAACACAAAAACCAATAAATTTATTATCTTATTTAGTTAAAACATATACAAAAGAAAACGAAACTATATTAGATAATTGTATGGGAAGTGGAAGTACAATAGTTACTTGTAATTATATAGATAGAAAATCAATAGGGATTGAAATGGATAGGGATATTTATGAATTAGCTATTAAAAGGATAAAGAATCCTGAACAGATAATAAAAGAAAAGAAAAATAAATATTCATTATTCGGGGATATTTAATGCCTAAAGATTTTATCCATCTTCATGTCCACAATGAATATTCCTTGCTCGATGGATTTGGAACCGCCAAGAATTATGCTAAAAAGATAATAGAAAATAATCAGATAGGAATGGCACTAACCAATCATTCAAATATTGATGGCAATATAAAGTTCCAGAACGAGTTTATTTCAAATGGCCTTATTCCTATTCATGGATGCGAATTTTATATAGTCAATGATATTAAAGATCATACAAAAGGGGAGAAGCGTTCCCATTTACTTGCTTTGGTGAAAAATGATATTGGTTGGACTAATATTCTACAAATGCTTACTATTGCCAATCTTGAAGGACAATATTACAGACCGCGCATATCACCAGAAATATTATTGAAACATTGCGAAGGATTGATAATTTCAACCGCCTGCACTGCCTCATTTATAAAAGAAAAATGGGGTATTAAACTATTAAAGGATTTATATAAACAAATAGGTAATGATCTATATACAGAGGTGATGCCACATAATATTCAAGAGCAAATTGAAATAAATAAATTAGCTATAAAATATTCAGAAGCACTGGGAATAAAAACAATTGCCACTAATGATTGCCATTATATTTCCTCTGATGATGCAAAGGCGCAAGAAGTATTATTGGCAATCCAGACAAAAAAGAAATGGTCAGATCCCGATAGATGGCGATTTGAAGTTGAAGGATTATATGCAAAAACCTACGATAAAATGTTTAATGCTTTCGAGAAACAAAAACAATTTGATGATGAACAAATAGAAGATTATTTGAATAATACCATGGAAGTATTCAATAAATGTAAGGGTTTTAGGATAACCGAAAGAAAAGTACAATTGCCTAAAACACCTGAACTGGCAAAATATAAAGGAACGGCAGAAGATTTATTATGGTCTAAATGTATATATGGATTTCAAAATAAAATAGCTAATAATGAAACTAAAAAAGCAAAAAAAGTAATTTACAAAAATAGAATGATGGAAGAATTAGAACTAATTAAAAAACAAGGATTTTGTGAATACTTTTTAATTGTCGAAGAAGTGATTGAATGGTGTAAGAAGAATAATATAATGACAGGGCCAGGACGAGGAAGTGCAGGCGGTTCATTAGTTTGCTATTTGATTGGAATAACCAAGATCGATCCTATTGAATTTAATTTACTTTTTTCTAGGTTTATATCTCCTGATAGAATAGACCTTCCCGATATTGATAATGATTTCCAGGACGATAAACGACAATTAGTCATAGAACATTTCAAGAATACCTATGGTGAGGATCATGTTGCTTGCGTTTCTACTTTTATGTCAATGAAAGGTCGAGGGGCATTACGAGATGTTTCAAGGGTATTTGATATCCCATTGAATGATGTAAATATTGCGGCAGATATCATTGAAGAATCGGAAGATGACAATTGTTCTATTGAAGAGTCATTTAATAATTTTGATGAAGGAATCAGATTCAAGAAGAAATATCCAGAAGTTGTAAAAATAGCCTCTAAACTTGAAGGACAGATTCGCGGGAAAGGAATGCACGCGGCCGCAGTAGTAATTTCTAATGATGATTTAAGAAATGGTGATAAAGTATATTTGCAAAAGACTTCAAATAAAAACGAATTAGTGGTCAATTGGGATAAATACGATATTGAATTTGAAGGCTTGATGAAGCTGGATATTCTAGGAATAAATGCGCTAACGGTATTAAATGAAGCTAGAGAATTGATTAAAATAAATAGTGGAAAAGATATTGTTTATGAAGATATTGAATTGAATGATCCTAAGATATTCAAGGAATTTTCTAAAGGGAATAATACTGGAGTGTTCCAATTTGGTACATATGGATTAAAAAAACTTTGTCAAGAAATGGGTATCGAAACATTTATGCATTTATCTGATGCCAATGCTTTATGCAGACCTGGTACGGCGCATAGTGGACTAACCGATTTATATATTCAAAGAAAACACGGGAAGAAAATACCTAAGCAAAATACTATAATTGAAAAAATTACTAAAGACACTTATGGAATTATTTTATATCAAGAACAATTGATGCAGATTGCCAATGAAGTAGGTGGTCTTGATTGGAAAACTACAGATAAAATTAGAAAGGTAGTGGCAAAAAGCAAGGGAAGTGAAGAGTTTCTAAAATATAAAAAAGTATTTGCTAATGGGTGCGTAAAGAATAAAACATTAAATAAAGATGAAGCTGAAAAATTATGGGATGATTTGGCTACATTCGGTTCATATTCTTTCAATAAAAGTCATAGTGTTGCTTATTCTGTGATATCATATTGGTGCATGTTTCTAAAAGCATATTACCCATTAGAATTTATTTGTGCTTCATTGACTTGTGGTTCTGATAAAAGTAAATCTGATATGATTGAAAATGCTTTAAGGAAAGATTATGATATCAGACCGCCTAAAATTGGAAAATCAGATAGCAAAAAATGGATAGTGAAAAATGATGTAATGTATTGTCCATTCATTGAAATTAAAGGATTCGGTGAAAGCACCGCCAAGGAAGTTGCCAATAGAAAATCAAAAGTTAATAATGGATTTTTTGATATTGATAGCAATATAGGAAAGAAAACAAAGGCCGATGATATATTATCTATTATTGGCGCATATAAGGATTGCGAAGTGACTAGCGAACAGAATAATAAATTGAAACAATATTTTGATTTCAGTTTCAAATAAGGAGGAAATAAATGATTGAACGCGATTCTTTCGATGGTGATATTTATGAAGTGTCGTGTGATTATTGCTCCGAGGATATCGAGATCGATTCCGGTGGCGATTGGCAAGATATGATTAATGAAATAAAAGAAGATGGTTGGTTAATAGGAAAAGTAAATGATGAATGGAAACATATGTGCCCTGAATGCAAAAAGAATCATAAGGAATTAAAATGAAAATAATTGCCCATGAAAACAATGAAATATTATATGGACAAGATATGCAATGTTTCAAAGGGCTCCCAGCCAATATTGAATTTGATGCAAAAGTATTCAAATGGGAAAATGATATGCCAACTGAAATAGTTTTAGAATCTTATGGATATGGACAATTAATTCCCTATGATAATAAATCATACGGAAATGGGAAAATATATGTTTATCTAAGTCATATGAAAGAAAAAGATGGATTAAATGTTATTAAAAAAGTAAAAGAAGAAATTATGATATGAACTACCTAAAAATAACTAAACAGCAAGCCTATTATCTAGGCATTACCATGTGGGGATATCTGTATAATTTCCCTGAAATTGAGTATAAATATAAATTACCTAGAAAACTATATTCAATAATCAAACAATTATATTATTGGTGCCCATGTTGCGCGGTATATAATAAACATGACGGAACCAGGAATTGCCCTGGATGCCCATTAGAAAATAATTGCATCGAAGGTGAGCATTTATATAAAACATGGTCGGAGACTACAAATATAAAAGTAAGAAAAGCATATGCCAAAAAGATATTGGATAGAATAATCGAAGGAGGATATTAAATTAATAAATTGAATAATTATCATAATCAAGAATTTGAAAAATGTTGTAGTATTTGTGTTAATGTAATTAGACCATCATATCCGTTTGATTGGAAGTGCAAACTCAATAATCATCCTAATGCTAAAATACAATGGTATGGATTATGTGATAAATACGAAAAAGATCATTCGTGGGATAAAAAATAAATGTATACAAAAGATCAATCAAACAATATCATCAGGCGATGTGCAAAGGTACGAGGAAAGGAATGGTGCTTATTGAAATTGGCCGAGGAATGCTCCGAATTATCATCAAGCATTCTACAATATTTGACCAAGAATGATTCCGAGATAAATATACAAAATGAAATGGGCGATGTTGAGATAGCAATAGATATATTGAAAATTATATATAGTAATAAGATTATAGATGTTTCAAAGCAAAATAAGTTGGGAAAAATAGATGCAAAAAATAATGAAATAATTCGTAAAGTTAGTATATAATATATTGAAAGGAGAAATAAATGAATAGTTTGAACAGCATTCTTATCGAAGGTAAATTGATTGCCGATCCCGTTAAAAATGATGTTGGATGTGCTTTCACAATCACTTCTGATAGATTCTATAAAGATGATGAAGTATTGGTAAAAGAAGTTTCATATTTTATGGTTGAAGCATTTGGAAGATTAGCCGACGCCTGTATGAATGAATTAAAAAGGAATCGCGGGGTAAGGGTAGTTGGCAGAATTAAACAATTATCAATTGATAGCAGAATGACTATTATTGCCGAACATGTAGAATTCAAGCCTATTATTAAGGATAATAAATAGATGTCTAGTTTATATGTTCGCTATAGACCAACTACTTTTGAAGAAATGGTCGGCAATGAATCTGCCATCGCATCATTGCAAAAATCCATAACCAAAAAGAATCATTCTCATGTGTATCTATTATCAGGCCCTAGTGGATGCGGCAAAACCACTGTTGCTAGAATAATGGCAAAAACCATTTTAGGCGCTAGTGATATCTGTATAAATGAAATTAATTCATCATCAGATAGGGGCATCGATACTGCCAGAGAAATAATTCAGCAAATGCGCTATAGTCCTTCGGATGGAAATTGTACTATATTTATTCTTGATGAGGCTCACAAACTAAACAATAATTTTATGAATGCCATGCTTAAAAGTCTTGAAGATGTTCCAGAATATTGTTATTTTTTCATTTGTACCACTGAGCCTTCTAAAATAATTACTACTATTCGCAATCGTGCTACAGAAATAAAATTCAAATCGTTAAAAGTTGAAGAATTAATTGAAGTAATCAAGCGAGTATGTAAACTAGAAAAAGTTACTATTGATAATGATGTTATAGAAACTATTGCAGAAAAGGCCGATGGTTCACCTAGGAAATCATTAGTATTGCTAGAAAGAATTATTAATAGTACAGAAAAAGAACAAAAAGCAATTTTATCAGAAAGTGTAGACAATGAAGATATAGAAATTATAGAATTAGCTAGGGCATTATTGGCAAAAAAACCGTGGAATGAAGTGAATAAGATATTATCTAAATTAAAGGAAAATAATAAATTAGATGATGCCGAAACAGTTAGATATATTATTTTAGGATATATGTCGGCAGTATTGTTGAAGAGCGCGAATAAGCAAGCGGCCATTGTCATGGATGCCTTCAGGGAAAATACATTCAATACCGGAAAATTTGGAATTATTTTAGCAAGTTTCGAGTCAATAATTTAGTTTAATGATATATAATATAGATAGGAGGATAAAATGACCTTACAGCAATGCAAGACAATAAAGCCAGGCACCATTATAAAATCAGAAAATGGTTCTATTGCAATTGTTGAAAGTTCATCAAATAAATTCCCCAATTCATTTTGTGGATGGTGTATAAAAGAATATGGAAATGAATTATATATTAGATATGAAAGATGGAATATCTGTACTAAAGAAGAAATCGAGAACATTTATAACAATGCTATTTTAGCAATTAAGTGATTAATCTTTCCCGTATGGGATAGATATATAATTTCAAGGAGATTCTAATGGCTAGTGTACGTGATCTTGTAGAGGCTGGACTGGATGAGGGACTTGTAAAGCAGGCGGTGGATGCGGCTGGATTCGAGCGCAAGCGTGGGCGCGGTGGACTTAATCTCGATGCGAAGGGCGTTGCGAAGGTACTCAAGACCTATATTGCACTTCTTGCCAAGCTCACCACCAAGGCATCCAAGGTAAATCCTGATAAGTTTACCTATGACGATGATGAGGCCGCTGCCCCGAAGGCCAAGGCCGAGAAGAGGCCAGCGCCTAAGGCCAAGAAGGCAAAGCCCGCCGACGATGAGGAAGATGACGATGAGCCCGAGACCGATGACCAGGATGATGAGGTCGAGGAAGCCGACGACGAGGAAGAGGACGAGTAATTAAACAAAACCATGTAAAAATATTTCTTTTTTATAAGGATAATTTATGAATAATAGTTACGAAGAATATTTAAGGATGGTTCAATCATTTAACGAATTATGGAATAATTACCAAGAAACAAGAAAATTATTAATTCCAGAAATAGAATTTAATATGTTTACTAAGGGTTGGTTAAATCAATGTAATTATAAAGGCTATAATTATTATCGTTGTAATGATGGACAAATATTAGTTAGCAATTTAAATTAAATAAGGAGAAACAATGACTAGAGATTTTGAATCAGATGTAAAATTCAATAAATACAAGCTTGAAGATGAATGCGAAAAGCACGCAAGCGTCTATTGGTATTGGGCTGATAAACTTGCCAAGGCAAAGAATAATTTAGGCGATAGCGAAGATGCTTATAAGCTTGTATCGGCACAAAGGGAAATGTTCATTAGGCAGAATTGGAATGAGTCATGGGGTAAGCAGACAGAGGCAGGGGTAAAGGCACAACTGGAAGGAGATGAGGAATATCTATCTGCCAAGGAAGCTATCAGAAATAATCAGCATGAAGTAAATACTCTTATTGCCGCTGTATCTGCGATGGAGCATAGACGCGACATGCTGAAATGTGAAAAGGAACTATTGATCGGCGGATTTTATGCTTCGCCCGATATGAATAAAAAGGATAGTACAAAGTCAGTTGATAGGGAAATTAACAAGAAGTTGAACAAAAAATGAAATCAAAAACTATTAAAGCTATAATTAGAAATAAAATCGATTCTTGGTTGGATAGTATTGAAGATGAAACTGTAAAAGATTTGGCCTCAAAAAATACTATTGTAACTGGTGGTTGTATTGCTTCAATGTTACTAAAAGAAAAAGTAAATGATTATGATTTATATTTCAAAAACAAAGAAACTGTAAAGGCATTGGCAGAATATTATATTACCAGATTTAAGGTAAAAAATAGAAGTGGAATAGAATGTAATATTTCTGTTTGGGATGAAAATGATAGGATAAAAATAGTAATTAAATCTGCCGGTATCGCTAGTGAAGATGGGACTAAAAAGCCTTATGAATATTTTGAATCATCAGCAGAAGGTGAAGCGTCTAAATATGTATCTGATATTATGCAAGATTCTGAAAAGATAGAAGATACTTATGAAGAAACAGAAAATAAAGCATTAGAAGTAGAGGAGGAAGGAAAAGAAAAATATCGACCTGTTTTTATGTCTACTAATGCAATTACATTAAGTAATAAAGTTCAATTAGTATTGCGTTTTTATGGCGAACCAGAACAGATACATGAAAATTATGATTTTGTTCATTGTACTAATTATTGGAAGAGTTGGGATAGTGAATTAATACTAAATCCAAAAGCATTAGAAGCATTATTAGCTAAAGAATTAATTTATGTTGGTTCTAAATATCCAGTCTGTTCTATTTTTAGAATGCGAAAATTTATTAATCGCGGATATACTATAAACGCTGGTCAAATAGTAAAAATGTGTATGCAGATTTCGGCTTTAGATTTAACTGATATAAAAGTATTAGAGGATCAACTAACTGGAGTAGATTGTGCTTATTTTCTGGAGGTAATTAGCAAACTAAAAGATAATGACCCTGAAAAAATTAATTATGCTTATCTAGTAGAAGTTATTGATCGAATGTTCTAAAAAATTATTAAGGAGAATAAATGAAAAAGAACAGCCTGAAGGATCGCCTCAAGAAGGATTATGAATCAAAGGATCGTGGTGCTGGTTCCAGACCTTCTGCAATGGATTGGAAAAAGATTGACGATGTGAAGTTTTTCAAACCCAAGGAAGGGAAGAATATCATTGATATTGTTCCGTATATTATCAAGACAAAAAATGATCCTTTAGTCAAGACCGGGGATGCAAAGGTCGGCGATCAGTCATATATGCTTGATCTTTTCATACATAGCAATATCGGGCCAACGCAAGCATCAATCATCTGCCTGAAGGAAACATTCGGGAAGCCATGTCCGATCTGTGAACAGCGGCAGGCATTCTACAATGAGGGCAAGAAGGATGAAGCGGCGGTATTGAAGGCCAAGCGACAATGTTTTTATAATGTCAGGGATGTAAAGAATGCTTCTGATGAGATCCAAGTATTTAATATTTCACATTTCCTTTTCCAAAAGGAACTAATTGAGGAAGCCAAGGCATCGTCCGATGATGGTGGGATTGTGGATTTCGTTGATCTTGATGATGGCAAGAGCATTTCATTTAGGGCGGCAGAAACAGAATCTTTGATCAATGGAAAGACGGTGAAATTCCTTGAATACAAGTCATTTAGTTTCAAGGATAGGGAAGACCCGCTTGATGAGTCATGGGTAAAGAAGGCGGTTGCATTCGATGAACTGATGAAGCTCCATACCTATGATGAGGCTAAAAAGATTCTGTTCGGCGATGAGGACGAGGATACAGATTCAGACGATGATGAGGATGAGAAGCCAAAGGCCAAGGGAAAGACAAAGGGCCATCCAGTAGAGGATGATGAGGAAGAGGAAGATGTGGACGACGATGACGATTCAGACGATGAGGAAGATACCGACGAATCAGATGAAGATGAAGATGAGGAATCTGACGAAGATGATGAGGATGACGAACCAGCACCAAAGCCAAAAGCCAAAGCAAAAGTAGAGACTAAAAAGCCATCTGCTAAACTGGCAACTGGTAAATCTATTACTACCATGAAGTGCCCTTCAAAACATAAGTTCGGTATTGATTGCAATAAGTTCCCTGATGACTGCGATGATTGCGATATCTGGGCCGATTGTGCGAAGGAACAGAAAAAGCTCAAGGCAAAGGGATAATATATGAATGATACAAATACGCCAAAAAGAAATGTTCAAGTAAATCAAAAGTTAAATGAATTAGATAATGCCATTGAACAAGTCACTAAAAAGTTTTCGGAATTAAAAGAAAGACTCGATTGTGTTTTATCTTCTACAAAACCAATTATGGCTACAGGAACATTAGAAAGTAAACCTTCTGAATTATGTTCTATTGCAAGTTCCATTGATTCTAAGGTAAAAAATATTAATTGTCTTTCATATGATATTACAAATTTAATGGATCGATTAGAAATCTAAATATAATTAGTCCTGAATGTCATTACAAAAAGTCATCATCGATCACTAAACATAAAAACATTCAGGACATTTTTAAGGAGAAAATAATGAAGCAAATTATATTTAGAGCTAAAAGAATTGATATGGATAGATGGGTTTATGGACAATATTTTATTAGTCCTTTAACTGACGAAAATAGTGGCGAAAAATCAGAATCAGGATGGTTTTTTCTTTCAGGAATAGATGCTAAACCCCATCATATTATTGTTCAAAATAATGTAGCTTTTTCTATTGATCCAAATACGTTAGGACAATATATAGAAATTAATGATGAAGATGGGAATATGGTTTATGAAAATGATATCGTAAGAACAGTTGAAGAAACCATTAGTAAAGGAGATTTAGAAATTGTCGGCATTGTAGATTATGCAAAAGAACTAGGTGCATATATTATTAATTTTCCTCAATATGGAACCAGTAAACTATTGAATGATTTTATAGATATAGGAATTGAAGTAATTGGAAATGAAACTGATAATCCTGAAATAATGGAAAAGTTATTAAATGAGTGAAGAAACCTCTAAAATAGAAAAATCTATATTGACTAAAAAGCCAAAGCGTATTCCCATAAACAGATATTTAACCGGTTCTGAATTATTGGATGTGCTTGTAGGTGGCGGTGAAGGGCCAGGATATCCATTAGGGAAAATCATAAATATAGTCGGAGATAAATCCAGCGGCAAGACATTTCTTACTTGCGAGATTGTAGCGGCTTCTCATTATAAATATTTAGATAAACTTAAATGGGTATATGATGATTGCGAATCAGGATTTTCTCATAATACCAAAAAGCTATATGGCTTTCCTATTATGCCATTGGACGAAAAGAAACGGATTAAATCCCCTACAGTAGAAGAGGCATATTGTAATATTCGTAATTTTTTTGAAAAATTATCATCGGATGAATATGGCATTTATATAATTGATTCGCTCGATGGACTTGATTCTAAGGAAGGCAAGAAACTATCTGATGAGCAATTCAATTTATTCAAGAAGCGAAAAGAAAATAATAATGAGAAAGAGGAAAAATTAGCCGGTTCATATCGCATGGGAAAAGCAAAATATCTATCGCAAACATTTTTTCCAGGATTGGCAGATTTAATAGAAAGAAAAAATGGAATGCTTGTTATTGTTTCGCAGGTACGAACTAATCTTGATCCATTTTCATTTGAAAAATATAGTAGGGCTGGTGGTAAAGCATTAGATTTTTATTGTCATACTGTATTATGGCTTGCCAATGTCAACAAAATTTTGACTAAAGGTATTCCTATAGGCATTACGGTAAAAGCGAAAAACACAAAAAGCAAGACGCCACGGCCATATCGGGAATGTTATTTAAAATTATTTTTTGAATATGGCCTTGATGACATCACCACCAACATTGATTATCTATATGATTTCCTGACGCCTAAAGGACAATTAATAAAGAATCCTAAAGGCGAATGGAATGAAGTATCAATGAACAGAAAAGAATTGATTGATTATGTAGAAAAAAACAATCTGCAAAAGGAATTGAGAAAAAAGGTTAAGGATAAATGGGAAGCGTTGGAAGAAAGCGTCAAATTGAATCGCAAACCAAAATATTCTGAATAAGGAAAATATGAAAATAATTAGAAGAAAATATGCAAAATGGACAAATGAAATTGGATTAGTATTACCAACTATTATAGTATATAGTATGGAAAAATTGGCAAGATGGCAATTTAATAAATTAGAATATATTTGGTGGATAACTATTCCAGTATTAATTTTAATTTATCTATGTTTTCAATTTACGGTATCTAATGAAAAATAAACCAGACCTGAATCAATTCGGCATCGACAAGAAACAATTATACGAAGTATGGGTACAGTATAATCGTTTATCATTGGAAGTTGGCAAGATGAATGCCATAAGTGAAATGGTTTTAAGTATTGAAGCTATTAATTTTGATGCATTCAAGTATTTTATCTTGCTAGGATTTGAAAGTGTAAATAAGGAATATTTCAAGGAGATGGAAAATGCTGATTCAAAGATTACAAAATAGTCTTTTAACTTCATGGATTTGGAAATATTATCAACATGAAGAAACTGGATATATTGTTATGCTACCTTTTTGGAAAAATCCTGGACGACGATATTATAAAATAAAAATGAAAGAATGAAATCTAAAAAGCCCCCATCATTAAAATCATTACGAAACAAGCTAAACAAGTTATTCAATAATTATATTCGTCTACGTGATGGGCAATGCATTTTATCCGGCTTGAAGGATCATCTGCATTGCTCTCATTATTATGATTATATGCAAAGCCCCAACCTTAGATTTGATGAACGGAACGCCAATGCCATGAACCGCTCGATCCACTGGAAGCATCATCATGGACGGGCTCCTGATTACGCCAGATGGATGTATAATAATCATTCAAAGGCATTCATGGAAAAGCTATATAGAGATTCTTTAATACCTTGTGAATACGATAGAGCAAAGTATGAAAAGCTAATTAGAAAGTATACTAAAAAGCTCGCTATGCTAAATGTAGAATAGGCTAGGCTTAATTGGATAGCCGAAAAGGTAAAACTATATGATAAATAGAAACAACAATAGAAAACAGCCAAATTTAGAAGCTAAAAATTTAATATTAGCTACTCAAAAGGGTAGGTGTTTTTGGTGTGGTAGAAGATTTAATACAATGGTTATTAAACCTGACAATACTACTTATATTTTAACTCCTCATTGGGATCATTATATTCCATATATCTATACAAACAATTCTTATTCAGATAATTTTGTCGCTGCTTGTATTAGATGTAATTCTCATAAAAATTCTTTTATTGTAACTTCTAGTAAAGAAGAATTAAAATTAAGGAATAGATTAAAAAGGAAATGGTATCATGGTGGATGGCGAGATATTGAAAAATATAATAGAATGGGCAAAATTGAAAGATGTGTTAATAACATTGAAGAAATAATAGAAGAAGAAATTGAAGTATCCGAAACAACCCCAGAGATAAATCCAAAGTTAACAGAATATTACAATAAAATTTTTGTTGTTAATAACCCACCTAAGAATAAATATTATAAAATAGATCCAAATGGAAAACTTGCAATGAGACGTAACAAACAAAAACAAAAAAGAAAATCGGATGAAGAGAGATATATTTATAATATGCAAAGGAAATTAATAAAATAGTTTACTAAACATTTGATAAGTGGAATTTGATAGATTTATAGTATAAATAATAGTAGAATCGTCAAATAAATGTTTTTTATTCTTTTATTGTTTCTATTATATGATATACTATTATTAAGGTTGATTGATAGGAGGAAGATATGGACGATTATATGAAGAAATTTACAGAAAATCTATTAAAAAGCGAAAAAATAAATCTTAATTATCTAATTAAACACGGAAGGAAAGAAGAAGCTGAATCATTAAAAATTAGGATTAAAGAATACGAAGAAAAGTTAGGTGTGAAATGAGTATGATATATAGTTTTCATCCTGGACGATGTAGTTATTGTAATAAACCCGCAATAGTTTCATATAATTATTGGATTCGATTAGTAACTTGTAGAAATAAAATAAATTCTATCATTCGTGGTTGTGAATATCATAAACAAGTTGCTGAAGACCACGTAATAGAAATAAGTAAAAATTATCCTGAAATATTAGATAGTAAAAGGATAGTAAATGACTAACGAATATTGTGGAATGAAAAATTCCTGGGAATATTTACAAAATACTATAAAAGAACATAACGATAAATCTTGTTCACATTTTTGGAATACTATCGTACAACGTGGAATAGAAACGGGGATTATTACAAAACAACGTGTGATAGAATTACACGATAAAAGAGAAGATTTATGATTAACCTAATTTCCAAACTTCGCCAAGCCTGCCATGATGAGCGGAGCAAAAACCGAGAGGCTACAGAAGTGCAACTATATGCCTTGCAACTATGCGCAGATGTGGAAAAATACATTTTGCCATGGTTGAAATTCAAGGCATTTTTCACCGAAAATAATTTAACATCGGAACTACATGCAAGGAATAGGTACTAAGGAGGGATGAAAATGAGCACACGTTGTCAAGTTATTGTTAAAGATCAATGGGATTCAATTTGGTTTTATCGGCATTGCGATGGAGATCCAAAAGGGGTAATGCCTAGTTTAGAAAAATTCCTTTCTTGGGTGAAATCGGGGAAAATAAGAAATAATGCCGGACAATCATCTGGATGGTTGGTTATAATTGGACATAATGAAAATAAAGTTCCCGACGAACCAATAGATAGCGATAATTGGAAAGTTGGAGCTTTTGAACCTTGTACTCCAAACGAACATGGTGATATTGAATATCTTTATACTATTGATTTAGTAAAAGAAGAAATTACTTATATTCAAAAATGAAGCTAGAAAAAGTCTACCAAAAATTGATCGATACTCTTTCACCTACCATCGATTCAAGCAAGAAATATTGGGTGATGGCCGCTTCGCTCGATCATCATAACAACATCATTTCAATCGGCGAAAATAGCTATCAGAAAACCCATCCCATGCAAAGCCGATTATCAATGAAAGCTGGAAATAGAAATAGAGAATATCTTCATGCAGAAATTGCATCATTGGTAAAAAACAGGTCATATGTAGAAAGTATTATAGTGGTGAGGATGACTTGTGCAGGATTAGTTAGAATGGCACGACCCTGCAATATTTGCAATTTAGCGCTAAGAGAAGCTAATATAAAATATATCTATTTTTCTGGTGATGATGGAATATTACATTTAGAGGAGATAAAATACTGATGAATATAACTATGTCTAATATAGTAATTATACTTATTTTATTAATAATTGCATTATTTATCTCTAATAATTGGAGAATAAAATGATTATCGGATTATGTATCATCATAGGAATTATTTTGTTTTTAATTTATTCTTGTTGTGTAATGTCAGGTATCCAATCTGATAATGAGGAAAAATATGAAAACAAAAAATAATTATTATTTTCCTAGAGTTGATAAAGTATATTTAACGCCTAATGAAAAATGGTTATTAATTAAAGGAATGTTATTAGGTATAAATATAGGATTTTTAATATCAATAGGAATTATATTAATTGCGAAAATATAAACTAGTATCTATTATACTATTTTGTGTGTTGTTGTCCTCTAGTGAATTCCCTAATAGATGTGTAGTTAAAATGTTACCGGTACAGTGTTTTAATAATCCATATTTAGATAAATTATTAGATAGTATGTGGGAAGAAGAATCGTGTAATGGAAAATACATATTAGGAATAAATAGAGATAAAAACGGCAAGGAAATATCTAGGGATGAGGGGGATTATCAATTAAACAATAAAAATTGGCTATTATTTGCAAATATATATAATGAAGGAAAACGATATAATCCATATAATAAAGAAGTGGCCAGAAGAATAGCTCGACAATACATAGTTGATAATTATAAAATATCAGGTAATTATTTTGATGCATTAGTAATTTATAATTGTGGATTACCTAAATGGTTAAAAGGAGAAATAAAACTTAAATCATATCAATATGCAGAAAATATATTAAGGAGGATACGATGAATGACTGTCAC